AGTTGCGCATCTGGGCATGGATGATGGATTGCACAGATGTAGGCAATGACGGTACTGCTCAAGAAGTAGATCGTGATGCACTTGCATAACTAACTTAAGGGGCAGGGCAACTTGCCCCTTTAACCTTATCTAAGGGATTTTTTCATGGCAACTTACGTAACATTGGTTAATCAACTTTTAGTTCGTTTAAACGAAGTAACATTAGATACAGCAGGTGAGGGATTTACTACAGCAAGAAATGTTCAAGCTCTTGCTAAAGATGCTATTAATAACTCCATTAGAAATATAATACAAACAGGGCAAGAGTTTCCTTTTCTTAAAACAACGCAGACACAAACATTAACAGCAGGAACAAGACAGTATGATTTTCCTACTGACTTTGCTTCTGTGGATTGGGACACCTTTTACCTAAAAAAATTAAATTCTGTAGGTAATACACCTAGTTTTTTACCTACAATATCTTTTGAAGAATACACCCAAAGATTTCGTGGACTAGATGATGAAGGAGATTCTGGTTCTGGTATATCAGCACCTCAAAGAGTTTATCAAACATTAGAAGAAAAATTTGGAGTAACACCTGTTCCAGATAATAGTTATCAAGTAGAATATGTATATTTCTTTTTTCCTGCAGACTTAACTGCTTTTAATGATATATCTTTTATACCAGATAGATTTAATCACGTAGTCATAGATGGTGCTATGATGTATATGATGAGATTTAGATCTAATGAGCAAAGTGCTGCAATGCACCAACAAAATTTTCAAGATGGTATTAGGTCTATGAGACGAATACTTATGGATGACCCACTTGATGTTAGGTCTACAGTTTTACAAAGAAATAAATCATTTAGCAACACAATTAGTAGTATTGTATAATGCCCGAAAATTTAGCCTCTTTTAAAGTTTTCTGCCAAGGTGGACTAAGCACTAGTAGGGATGTGCTATCTCAAGGTGAAAATCAACCTGGATCTGCTACTGCACTTATTAATTATGAACCTGCTGTTACTGGTGGGTATAGAAAAATAAATGGATTTTCTAATGACTTTGGTACAGTCACAGGAACAGGAAGTGTTCTTGGGGTTTGTGTAGCTAACGGTATTAACGATGGAATACTTGCTTGCAGAAAACCTTCTTCAGGTAATAACTATTTACATAAATGGAATAACTCTACAAGTTCTTGGGATGCTATAACTACTTCTGGTTCACCTACTATGGTAGGTGTCACTAAAGTTAGATTTTCTAGATATAATTTTGGATCACCAAAAGTTGTTTTAACAGATGGAATAAATCCTGCAGCAACTTATGATGGCAGTACATATACACAAATTACACATTCAGATGCACCAACAGATCCAAAAGTCTCTGCCATATTTCAAAACCATTTATTTTTAGCAGGTGATCCTGCACACCCAACTAAGTTATTTTTTAGTGCTCCACTTGCAGAAACAGACTTTGCATCAGCTAACGGAGCAGGTGTAATAAATGTAGGTTTTCCTATAGTTGCAATTAAATCATTTAGAAACGAACTGTTTATATTTGGCTCAACTAATATTAAAAAATTAGGTGGTACTTCATCAGCTAATTTTGCATTACAAACTGTTACAGATGATCTTGGTTGTTTAGCTACAGATAGTGTTATAGAAATAGGTGGTGATCTACTCTTTTTATCTCAAGATGGTCTACGTCCTATTGCAGGTACAGCAAGAATTGGTGACGTTAATTTAGAAACAGTGTCTAAAAATATTCAATCTATTTTTACTGATATTGTATTTGACATTGATCTTGATACTCTTAATGCTGTAGTAATTAGACAAAAATCACAATTTAGATATTTTTTTGGTGCAGCAGATTCACAAGGTATTATTGGTGGATTTAGACAAACACCGAATGGTTTGCAGTTTGAATATAGTCAAATGTTAGGAATTACGGCTACTTGTGCAGACAGTGGGTATATAGGACAAAATGAATTTGTTCTTCATGGTGCTTCAGATGGTAAAGTGCATAGACAAGAACAAGGTAATGATTTTGGGGGTAATCCTATATTTAGTGTTTTTCAAACCCCATTTTTTCATATGCAAGATCCAGAGCAAAGAAAAATATTTTATAATGTAGCTACTTACTTACGTTCTGAAGGTGACAATGAAATTGTTATGTCAATAGTATATGATTATGAAGATGTAGATACGTTAAATCCAACTAACTTTGATTTATCTACAACAGGTGCTGCAGCTTTTTATAACGAAGCACTTTATAATAGTACAGCAATATTTGATGGTAATCCATCACCAGTTCAAAGAATTAATATATCAGGATCAGGTAAATCCGCATCTTTTAAATTCGTTACTAATGATTCCAGTGCATCACACAGTATTCAAGGTTTAGTGATTACATTTGGAGTAGGAGACAGGTTATAACATGGCAGGTTATTCAAGACAATCAGCAGCCGATATTATCGCTAATGCGGTTATTAAAGCTGCACCAGTAAATGCAGAATATAACGCAATACGAGATGCGTTTGCTTTATCGGGTGGACACAAACACGATGGTAGCTCTACTGAAGGTGCATATGTACCTCTTATAGCTGACACTGATGCGTTAAACAAAGTAGTAATAGATACAGCTAACAACCGCATAGGATTTTTTAGTGAGGTATCATCTGCTGCAGTAGAGCAGCTACGAATACAGGATGGTGCTATTGTTCCTGTAACTGACAATGATATAGACCTTGGTACATCTAGTTTAGAGTTTAAAGATTTATATGTAGATGGTATAGGTTATATAGACACTGTACAAATACACGAAAATGCTACCATTACTGGCAACCTTACTGTAAATGGAAACACAACTCTTGGTGATGCAGATTCAGACACTGTTACTGTTACTGCCGATGTTGCCTCTCCTCTTATACCTTCTGCTGATAATACACATGACCTTGGTGCTGTAGGTTCTGAGTGGCGTAATCTTTATGTTACTGGAACTGCTAACATAGATGCTCTTGTAGCTGATACTGCTGATATAAATGGTGGTACAGTTGATGGTGCAGCTATTGGTGGTAACAGTGCTTCTACAGGTAGTTTTACTACAATAGGTTCTTCTGGTTTAGCCACATTAAACTCACTTACAGTAACAGGTGCTACTGCTCTTAACGGTGGTCTTACTATGGACACCAACAAGTTTACTGTCGCAGATACGAGTGGTAATACTGCAATAGCAGGTACATTAGATGTTACAGGACAAACAACTGTTGCTAACTTTACAGCTACAGGAACCACTGTATTACCTGCTACATCTTTTGGTGATAACAACATTACTAATGTAGGTGATATTGCATTAGACAGTATTAGTGCAGATGGTAGTACAATTACTATTACAGGTAACACTACTTTTGCTGATGGTTCTTTTGATTTTGATATAGCTTCTCATGATGGTACAAATGGTCTTGCACTTGGCGGTACTGTAGTAACAGCTAGTGCAGCAGAGCTAAATAAACTAGATGGTGTAACTGCAACAACTAATGAATTAAACATATTAGATGGTGACACTTCAGCTAGTTCAGTAACTTTAGCAGATGCAGATCGTTTTGTAGTAAACGATGATGGCACAATGAAACAGGTTGCAGCTACAGCTATCTCTACTTATGTAGGAAGTTCTATTACATCATTATCAAATCTTACTACTACAGGTGCTCTTAACTCTGGCTCTATTACATCTGGTTTTGGTAGTATTGATACTGGTTCTAGTACAATTACCACTACAGGAAATATTACTGGTGGTAACATTATAATATCTGATGGTGGTAATATAGGTTCAGCTAGTGACACAGATGCAATAGCCATTGCTTCTGGTGGTAACGTTACTATGAGTCAAGACTTAATTGTTACAGGAGACTTAACTGTTAATGGTACAACCACTACGGTAAACACCACAACTGTTACAATAGATGATCCTGTTTTTACTATTGGAGGTGATACAGCCCCTGGATCAGATGACAACAAAGATCGTGGTATAGAATTTAGATACCATACAGGTTCTGCTGCTAAAGTAGGATTTTTTGGTTTTGATGACAGTGCAGGTAAATTTACATTTATACCAGATGCAACAAATAATAGTGAGGTTTTTTCAGGTACTGCAGGAACAATTGTAGCAAATCTTGAGGGTGCTGTTACAGGAAATGCTTCAACTGCTACAGCATTAGCAAATGCTAGAACTATAGCAGGTCAATCTTTTGATGGTACTGCTAATATATCTATTGCCCCTACAGACTTAACAAGTGTAACTGCTGATGCTAATGAATTAAATATTTTAGATGGTACTACTTCTGCCACGTCAACTACACTTGCAGATGCAGATAGAGTTGTTGTTAATGATGATGGCACTATGGTTCAAGTAGCCCTTACGGATTTTGAGACATATTTTGAGGGAGCTTTAGACACTCTTAGTAACGTAACAACGGTAGGTGCTCTTAATGCAGGTAGCATAACAAGTGGTTTTGGAGCTATAGACAATGGCTCTAGTGCAATTACTACAACAGGCACTATAACTTACGGTAGTTTATCTGATGGTGCAATTACAATCACAGCTTTTGTTGATGAAGATAACATGGCATCCAATAGTGCTACACTTATTCCCACACAGCAGTCTGTAAAAGCTTACGTAGACACTACAGCAGGTCAGGCTAATAACGTTACAGGACTTACAGCTACAGGTGAAGAAATTAATGCAGTAGCGGATGTATCAGCAATTACAGTTGATACAAGCACTGCTATTGCAACAGCAGATGCTATTGCTATACTTGATGCATCTGCCAACAGTGGTAATGGAGGTATAGGATATTTTGACGTAGATTTACTTGACACTTATTTTGCAGGTACTACAAAAACCCTTACAAACAAAACTCTCACATCTCCTGTTGTAACTGGTCTTCACCTTAATGACTCAGGTTTTACTGTAGAGGGTTCTAGTGAAGATGGTAACGAAACTACAGTTAGTTTTACAAACCCAACTGCTGACAGAACAATTAC